TGCCTGATGGTGATGTTACTAGAGCATATAGTATTGCAAATAGTCCTGAAGATGATCATCTAGAGTTCTTCAGTATTAAAGTACAGGATGGTCCACTAACAAGTAAATTACAGCATATCGAAGTCGGTGACACTGTGGAAGTAAGTCATCGTGCAATCGGCACACTATTACTTCGTAATTTAGACCCAGAGCCATGCATTGAAGGCAAAGGACGCCTTTGGCTGATAAGTACTGGTACAGGTCTTGCACCATTCTTAAGTTTAGCAAGACATCCGGAGGTATACGAATATTATGACCAAGTTTTTGTTACTCACACTTGCCGTACTAATGATGAGCTCGTGTTCCGTGAAGAACTGGAAGCCCACGGATGCACAGTGTATCAAAGCGTCACTAGAGAAGAACCTAAAGACGGCGTCTTTGCCGGTAGGATCACAGACAACATACGTAGCGGTGACCTGTTTCGCCAGTTGGGAATGATTACAAATAATTTTGACATTAATCGTGATAGAATTATGATTTGTGGTGGCCCTAGCTTTAACAACGAAATTCGTGACATGTTGGAAGCTCAGGGCTGGATGCACGGTACAATGCGTGAACCAGGACATTTTGTTCAGGAAAGAGCATTTGTGGAAACTATTGAATAATGTACGAACAAGTTAGAGAAATAGAGTTTGAACTATCCACTGCATGCAATGCATGGTGCCCAGGATGTTCAAGATATCATGCAACCCAAAAAGGATTGATGCTAAGTCCTTGGGTAAACTTTAATCAAGAAATTGACCTAAAGGTAATTGAAAATATACTGGCTGAAGACATTTTATCCAAAGATGCCCAACTACAGTTTTGTGGTACTGCTGGTGACCCACTGGCTCATACTAAATTTTTAGAAATAGTTGAATTAATAAAACAGCGAGAACCAAACGCAAGATTAGATGTAAGCACAAACGGTGGACTAAAGCATCCAGAGTATTACAGAAAAGTCTCGGAGAAGATGAGCAGAGAAGACTTGTTTAAATTTAATGTGGATGGATTAGCAGACACAAATCACTTGTATAGAAGAAAAGTGTCGTGGGAAAAGATTGTAGAAAATGCGAAAGCATTTAATGAATCAAAAAATTGTATGAGCCAATGGCAATTTATTATATTTCCCTGGAATGAGCATCAGGTAGAAGAAGCAGAACAGCTTGCATATGATTTGGGTTTTGATAGTTTTGTAAAAAGACAAGGCAGAGCAAGCGAAGATATTTTAATGTATCAAATGGCGGCGGCTGACAGAGGATTAATTAATGAATTTTCCAATAGCAATCCAGAAACAAGAACTACTCCAAGACCTAAAAATGGATTTAAAGATGTATGTTTTTCGTTAGATGCAATTTTCGTCACTGAAGACGGCTTTGTTCATCCATGCTGTGGTTGGGCAAGTGCAACAAGCAGTGAAGGTATTCCAACAGATCAAATAAAAGAGTTTTACGGAAAATCAGACTGGAATAACTTAAACAAATATTCATTAAAATCTATAATGCAAAATGAATTTTGGCAACGGTTGTGGGATAGTTTATATGCTGGTGGTAATTCATGTAGTGAATGCAATTGGCGTTGCGGTGTACATGACGAAAAACCACATTGGGATAATATCTTATAAATATCTATGCGGGAGTTCAGATAATGGCCTACGTGTAATTTAAACTACGTTTTGGAAAAGAGCCAGCGGACTACTGATGCCCGTTAAAAAATGGAGTAGAAAATGAGTTTAATTACCCCTGATGAGTCGTCACGTCTTATTATTGATATAACTGATATCTACGAACAGCGTGATAGAAAAAAGCAAGAGCTGGAATTTTACAACCAAGAACTGCAAAAATTAATGGCAAGAATGGGAATGTTACAGCACGAAATAGGCGTTACAGAAACTATTATCAAACTGATAGAAAATGAACAAGTATTAGATCTACAAGAAGCGATCAAAGAAAAGAGAAAATTAAACAAATGAGCGATCCACGATTAGACGAGAATGGCGTATGGAAGATGTCCAAGCCAGTAAAAATTTATGTATTTAAAGATGAGGATAGTGTTAAGCTAAGTTTTAGAATAACTGACTATGCTAACTTTTCAAAATGGATGACAATTGATCAATTCAAACATATTGCAGAAAATTGGGACAAGGGAGAGGGAGTACAAGGACTGGAAACTAAAAACGGAAAATATTTTTGGTATTACAGCGACAGCGGCCCTCGTCCCGAAAGAGTACCAGCAAGTTTTGTGGTGTGCAATATACAAGGATGGAGTTTGCGTTGGAGCAAACAAGAGCAAATTGATTTGGTTAATGAGTTTTATCATCAGTTAGAAAACAAAAATCACTGGGATTAGCATAAATATATGCATGCTAGCCAAGATGAAAAAACTTAATATAACAGATACTTTGCTGTTCGCACTTGTAGTGTTAATGGTGATTTTCATCTGTTCTATATTTTTGTCTTTTTTAAAGCTACAGAGCGCACATCCTCTTGAAAACTTCAAAGGAAAACTTCAAGCAGTTGATTTATCACACGGCAGACACGCAACAGCAGTAGGCACATACGACAGAACAGTAGCATGTAGTTTGATAGACTTCCAACTTACTTTAAAAAATACACACAACAAAGATATGTATGTATTAACAAAAGATCATTTGATCAAAGCCCCGCCAGCTTTCCTAGATCCAGGAAAAGACATTCCACTTACATTTACAGTTAAGTTGCCATCAACTATAACAACAGGACAATATGTTCCATCATTCCACGGTGATTACATTTGCAAAAACGGAATTTTCCAACAATACAAGCATCAATCAGTTATAGTACCAGCATTTTGGGTACACAACACTGATCAAAAAAATTAAAAAAATTATAACCCATTGATTTCTAACAAAACAAAGTAAGACGTTTTGCTTGACATTCGGCTCAAGATATACTATATTATTAGTATAGTTAGAAACAAGGAGTTAGCAAATGGCTTTCATGAATCAACAGCGTAAAAAAGAACTTGCACCAGGTATCAAAGCAGTTTTGAAAAAGTATGGTTACAAAGGCTCAATTGCAGTGTATAATCACAGCACATTAGTTGTAAACATCAAAGAAGGTGTTGCTGACTTCATTGGCATGGCAAATGAAAAGAATCGTGAGATTGCAGAACGCCGCAATCATCCTTATTATCCAAGTGAAGGATACGTTCAAGTTAACACTTACTATCCTGAGCATTACGGCGAAGCGCAAGAGTTTTTGGAAGAACTTATTGCTGCAATGAAAGGCACTGGTTGGTATAACAACACAGACGCACAGATTGACTACTTTGATATTGCTTACTACTTGGACATCAATGTTGGCCAGTGGAATAAGCCTTATGTGTGTACAGCAACACAGTTGGAGGCAGCGTAACAATGTATGTCGTAAAAATCAAAGATGGTCAAACAGTAGCTATCTGCTCTCGCAAAGAAGATGCAGAAGCATATCTAGCAGGTCAAGAAATTGACAAAACAATCTATGTAATTGAAGAAGTTTTGAAGAATGAAGTATGCAGTAAAAATAATGCTGACAGCGGATGATTGGATTTATGTTACCAAAGATACTGGTGGCAACTGTTGGGACTTAGTACCCGAGACATTCAATACTCGCAAAAAAGCAGAAGAATTTGCTAAAATTTGGCGCAAAAAACGTGGAACCCAAAGTTTTGTGGAAGTAGTAGAATATGATGGATGAACGTGCAGCCAATATATTTGCCAAAAACATCAACATGATGGTGCCCTGGTATTTGATGGCTGCATATGCATACTACCGAGAAGATAATCCAATATTGTCAGACAGTTTTTTTGATGAGATGGCAAAAACAATGCTTGAAGTATGGGATGATATCGAACACTTTCACAAGCATCTAATCAACAAGGATGATTTAGCCGCTGGTACATATCTTGGAGAATATCCACTGCGTGTACAAGGCGGACTAGAAAATCTAAGAAAAGATAAGTAATAATAGCACAAGGAAAGAAAATGTTTACAGTTACCTTTTATGTTATCGCAGGACTTTTTGTCGCAGCATGTGCATTTTTTAGTTACCGTAGTGGGCAAGCTGATGGAATGACTCAGGGCATGGATTCAACTCTAGTATTGTTGGAAACAGCTGGAATTATCAAGCTTCAGGAAGATGCAAACGGTGACTTGCAAATTTTAGCAGTGGAAAATGACTAAATTATATAACTTAAACCAATTAAAAGATATGCAATCCACAGGCGAGTGGCCTCTGGATCATAGTGAATTATTAGCTACAAAATACAAAGATAGATATCAGGTTATTGATAGCCTGTTTAAAAAATTAAATCCCGAACTGTTTTTTAAAATTAGTACAGTTGAGGGTGACGATGAACCAGTGATTGAAGACTGGGCTGATCCAAATATTCCAGATAAAAGTTATGCATTAAAACATCAGGGTCCTCTGGTAGGTTATGATATCGATACTATGACTGGCCCGATTGACTGGTATGACGAAGAAGCCGGTGTAGGCGATAGAGTTGAAAGACGTAAACTTTATATCTATGATTGGACAGGTGAGAAACTAGCACATGATTTTCCAGAGTTGGAATACTTTATTGAAATGCATGCTGACTTCAAACCAGTACTAGAGCACTATGCAAACACCTGTTATACTGATCAACAGGATGACTGGGAAAAAGTTCTTTACAAATTGATGATTATTCAGTATAATGTGCCTGTAGCAGATGATACCAATCGTGTAGAACATCGCAAACACAACACTGAACGCTTTGGTGCTGAACATTGTGACGAAACACTAGGCGGTTTACATTTGGGTGAAAACTTTGTTGAGTTTCATGCAAAAAACACTTCAACAGGAGAATGGGAAACATTTGAAAATCTAGTAAATGACGGTACACTGTGGATGTTTGGTGAACATGCTGAACGTAGCGGTTGGATACCAACCTATCATGGTATGACACACAACGATGATCCAAGTCATGATGTTAGATACTCAATTATTTTTGATTTACAAGCTCGTTACAAAGGAGAAGAGTAATGTGGGAAATCATTATCTATAATATCATTTTTTGGTCGTTTTTAGTTGCTGTAGCAAAACTTTTTGAACGATCATTCGAATACACAATCAATAATTACAAGGATTAAACAATGGCATTAGTACCAGTAGTGGTAGAACAAACTGGACGTGGAGAACGTTCATACGACATTTATAGTCGTCTACTAAAAGACCGAATCGTTATGCTTACAGGTGAAGTTAACGATATGACAGCAAACCTAGTGGTTGCACAAATGTTGTTTTGTGAATCACAAAATAGCGAAGAACCCATTAACTTTTATATTAACAGTCCGGGCGGTAGTGTTACTGCTGGACTTTCAATCTATGATACAATGCAATTTATTAATGCACCAGTATCAACAATTGTGATGGGGCAAGCATGCAGTATGGGTAGTTTCCTAGCAATGGCAGGGGAACCTGGACAGAGATTTGTATTACCAAACAGCCGCACAATGATCCACCGTGTGAGTAGTGGTACACCAGGAACACGTGGTAGTGTTCATGTACAAGAGCTGGAATTTGAAGATGCTCGCCGACACTTTGAAGAATCAAAGCATCTGAATGAACGTCTAACTGAACTATATGTGGAACATAATACAGCAGGCAAAACATTTGAAGAATTGTTTGAAACAATGAAGTTCGATACATTCCTAAATGCTGAACAAGCGGTTGAGAACGGATTTGCAGACAAGGTCGTCAGTAAAAAATCATAAATATATGTATGAAGATACATGATATTATTGAACAACAAATAGACGAGGGTCCAAACGACCCTCACATTTTTAAAGCAGTATTCATGGCCGGTGGCCCTGGTAGCGGAAAGTCCTATGCGGCTGGTAGGTTACTGGGAGGCACCGGTTTAAAGTCTGTGAACAGTGATGAAATCTACGAATATCTAGCACGAAAGCATGAACTAGACTTGGGTAATCCTGAAGTTGTTGGAAGTGACAAAGGTCAGGAGATACGAAACAAAGCAAAAGACTTGACTAAAGCACGTAAGGGACATTTTTTGGATGGCCGTCTTGGTATATTGCTTGATGGTACTGGTAAAGATGTTGGAAAAGTAGCAAAAGACAAACAGGCTCTTGAACAACTGGGATACGAATGCATTATGATCATGGTTAACACTGATCTAGATGTTACCAAGAAACGTAATGCTCAACGTGCAAGAACAGTGCCAGAAGATATGCTGGTGAAAATGTGGAACGTAGTACAATCTAATATCGGTAAATTCCAGCGTTTATTCGGATCAGCAAACTTTCATATCATAGATAATACATACGGATTAGACCATCCAGATGTAAAAGATGATGCACTGGAAGTACAACGTGCAATTGATAATTTTTTGAGAACACCACCTAAAATGCCAGCAGCCAAACAATGGCTCGATCAGCAAAAAGCATCATAGAATATACATAGATATTATGAATACATATAGAATAAATACAATATCAGAATGGCTCTTTATGAGTTAATAACAAAAAAGAAGAAACGCATGTACACTTATAAAGCAAAATTAATTAGAGTGATTGACGGTGATACTATTGATGCAGAAATTGATCTAGGTTTTGGTGTATTCATGCGCCAACGAGTTCGATTATACGGCATCAACACACCAGAGAGTAGAACAAAAGATCTACAAGAAAAAGAACTTGGTTTAGCAGCAAAGGCAAGATTGAGTGAAATAATTGGAAAAGAGTTTATAATTGAAACTATTTTAAACAAACGAGGGAAGTTTGGTCGTGTACTGGGTACAATCCATGCATTTCATCCTGATTCAGAAGAGACGTTTAATGTCAACGATCTTCTAGTAGAAGAAGGGTACGCAAAACCTTACATGGTCTAACGGAATAAAGTATGAGATTTTTTGGTTATTGGACAGTTTTAGTAGCATTATCTATCAGCGCAGTAGCAGCATACTATAGTATTGTGGGCTTGGTGGCTATTTTTGCTGCGGCTGCTATTCCTATCATTATTATGGGTAGTGTATTGGAAGTAGGCAAACTGACAAGTGCAGTTTGGTTGCATTTGTTTTGGAAACAAGCCCCGTTTTTAATCAAAACATACCTAACCATTGCAGTAGTTTTGTTGATGTTTATTACATCAATGGGTATTTTTGGTTTCCTATCAAAAGCACACATTGAACAAAATGCAGTAGCAGTTGAGGGACAGGCACAACTAGAACGTATTGAATCTGACATCAGACGTGGTGAAGAACTAATCGCACGTGCTGAAGTAAAAATTGAAAAACTAGATAGACAAGATGAAAATGCAGACGCTGGACTGCAAGAAAAGATTGATACAGAAACAGCACGTATTGCAACAGTGTATGAAAGATTGGATGCAGCGACAACACAAATTGATAAAAACCTAGCAGACAGTTTGGTTCCTTATCAAGCAACAGTCGATCAAGCTGATGTTCAACTATCACAGATTGCACAATATGTTGCTGATAATAATATTCGTGCATTACAGGGTTTAATTGGTGCAAAGCAAGACGGACGTTATGGCCCTAAAACAGCAGCCAGAGTGGAAGAGTTTAGATCCAAAGTAGAGGGTGATAGACAAACAGCATTGGAACAAATACAACAGTTACGCAATACAGCACGTGAAGAACGTCAGGCATTGCGTGAAGTTGCAGAACAAACAGTACAGCAGAGTAATAACCTAATCAATCGTTTACGTGATCAGATTGGCACAGTAACAGACTCTGATGTAGAGCTTGACATTCAAGAACAACGTACTATAATTAAAAACACAGAAGATGAACTAGACCTATTGTTTGAAAGAAAGTATGAAATTGAAGCAGTTGCAAGACAGCTTGAAGCAGAAGTAGGACCAGTTAAATACATCGCTGAGTTAATTTACGGCGACACCGCCGATAAGAACGCATTAGAAGAAGCAGTTCGTTGGGTTATTATCATACTTGTTGTGGTATTTGATCCACTAGCCGTTGTATTAGTTATCAGCGGCATCACATTAATTGAAAAAACAGGCAGAACTAAAAATGAAAAAACTAAACAAACAACAGCACCTAAAAAAGATGCAAAAATTGAGACGCAAGATGTTGAAAGCATGGGCGACCAAGAAAGCGGAGAAAGCCACCAAGCTGAGACAGAAAATTATCAACAAGACACTCAAGTACAACAGCCAGAAAGACCAATAATACATTCGGACGAACAAGGCAGAGAGTACACAATAGACGCCTCAGGTAAAAGAAACTATCTTATCAATGAGGATCAAGAAAAATTAAACGAACAGTCAGACAACGAAAAAAAGAAGCGAGCCCAAACAAGACAAGCTATTGATGCAGTGGTAGTTAAAATGAAAGAACAAGGACGTTGGCCAAACGGTACAGTGCCAACAGAACGTGTTGCAATCAGAGAAATACTAGATGCAGACAATACTGGAGAATTGGAAACATTGTTGGAAAAAGCAGACGATGAAACAAGACGCGAAGTTTGGAACGCAATAATTAATGACGTATATCAAAACAGGTCAAAATGAAACACGACGACAGTAGTTACACAGTAACAAGTCCAGATTTAATGCTAACTGAAAGTGGTGTAAGTGTATTGTTATCAAGCACTGATGCTGAGCTAGTAGAAGAAACGAAACTATTAATTGAACAATGGGTGCAAGTTGCATTAGTTTTTTATGTGCAGCCTACCCCAACCACTAAAGCATCATTGCCGTGGTTTTATCATGTTAGCCTAACAGCAGATTTATTAATTATAGATGTAGACACTTGTGCCTGGTCTGACATTTTAACAGCAACAATAAATCACAAAGGACTACTGGTATTTTACAGCCCAAAACGCAAGAAAACAGATGCTATCAAAGTACTTCATGCTTCAGCTAAATACCCAATAATATATTCAAGAGAAGATTTAAAAGACTTTTTAGCAGCGGAATTTAATGCCGATAGAGATTATTAATTCTCCCAATTGTAACTTTTGTGGGAAATCAAAAACACAAGTTAGTAAACTATTGACTGGTGAAACCAGTAATGTTCACATTTGTGATGAATGTGTACGATTGAGCTATAATGTCTTAACAGAACAAGACAAAGCATCTAAAAAGAAAATAAACTTCTCTGATCTATCACCAAAATGGATTCATGAAAAGCTCAATGAATATGTTATAGGACAAGAGCAAGTTAAAAAAAGCATAAGTGTAGCAGTGTATAACCATTACAAGCGACTTGGCAATCATACAAGTGTAAAGTTGCAAAAAAGTAATGTTTTATTACTGGGTCCTACTGGTGTAGGCAAAACATTAATTGCACAAACATTGGCAGAAACACTAAAAGTTCCTTTTGTTATTACAGACGCTACTACTATTACTGAAAGTGGATATGCAGGAGACGATACAGAAGTATTAGTACACAAGCTATTTCAAAACAGCGATTATGATATCGAAGCTACTGAAATGGGTATTATATATGTTGATGAAATCGACAAAAAAGCCAAACGTAATGATCTGGTAAGCCTAAGCCGAGACGTTTCGGGAGAAGGTGTACAGCAAAGCCTACTAAAGTTAATGGAAGGTACGGTGGTTAGTGTTCCAAACAAACCACAGCACAACCCTGAACGTGTTGACATAGACACAAGTAATATCATGTTTATTGTAGGCGGTGCGTTTGTCGGTATAGATGATGTAGTCATGCAGCGCATGGGCAAAACAAAAATTGGTTTCCAGACAGGAATGAAGAATAAATATGAATGGGAAAATTATCTAGAAACACGAGACTTGGTACAGTACGGATTGATACCTGAGTTTGTTGGTAGATTGCCCACAGTTGGAATACTTCGAGAATTGTCACAGGATGATTTAGTACGAGTAATGACAGAACCAAAGAATTCGTTGGTTGAACAGTATAAAGTTCTTTTTTCACTTGACAAAGTGGATTTAGAGTTTACAATGGAAAGTATAAAGAAGGTCGCAGAAGTTGCAATTGATCAAGGCCTAGGAGCCAGGGGATTGAGAAAAATATTAGATGACAGTCTAATGGAAACACAATATCAACTTCCTGATATGGTAAAAAGAGGATATAAACGGGTAACAGTGACGCCTGAAGTTATAAGTAAAATGAGAAAGCCACATATGCAAAAAGGTAATATCATTGAGTAAGTACAAAAAAGAAGCTCGTGCTATTGCAAACAATGCTATTAGGTATGATAGCTTAAGAGTGTCTCTTCCTGATGGAGAGTCAAAAATTATGCGCCGTCAAGATGCGCTTAATGAAGCAAGGAATCTAGAGCTTGACTTAGTTTTAATTTCAGAAACAGCAAACCCTCCAGTGTGTAAAATTGTTGACCTAAACAAATTTTTATACGAAAAGAAACAGCGTGAAAAAGAAGCAAAAAAGCGTCAGAGAGAAAACGCAGTTGAACAAAAAGAAATAAGATTAGGTATTAATATCGAACAGCATGATTTGGAAACCAAAGTAAAGCATGCTGAAAAATTTTTAAGTAAAGGAAACATAGTAACGCTAACTGTGGTACTCAAAGGAAGAGAACGTAGTAAACATGAACTAGCAGTTGCAATTTTAGAAAAATTTGCTAATATGCTAGATATTGAATTAGGTAAAGTTACTAGATCCGGTAATAGAGTAAGTGTAAGGATAACTCAATAAATGAGTAAACATATGAAAAATACATCTGGCAGCTATGTTGAAGTTAGAAACAACAATGTTGATCAGGCAATGCGTAAACTAAAAAAGAAGCTAAACAACGATGGCGTCTTTCAAGAGCTACGTGATAGAAAGCATTTCGTGAGCAATACAGAAAAACGCCTCCGTGCAGAGGCAGCTGGCAGAGCTCGTATGAAAAAACAACAAGCCAAAAATAATTGGTAGACATTTTGTACACAGTCGTGTATAAATAAATGTGCAGCAAAAATCATTTGCTTCACAAAAGGATGCCTAATGGGTCCTTAAAATTAATCTTGCTTAAAAGGAGATAAACTATGAGCACAAAATTTATGACAAATATGTTCATTGATACCATTCAGAATGCAAAGCACGAGTGGATCAAAACTTGGATTAAAACCGACAGCATCGCAAAGCCGATGACAGAATTTGTAAATGCGCAAACACAGTTTGCAAAAGCGGTTGTAGAGACATCAGAAGATGTTGCAAATGCTACAGCTGAAGCAATGACAACTTCTAAGTAATGGGAGGATCCAAAATGAACAGACTAACCACACTTGATTTAAATAAACTTACTCCATATGCAGTAGGTTTTGACAAAATCTTCGACGACATGTTTCGTTATGTAGATGCGAATACAAACAGTACTGGATACCCTCCATACAACATTCGCAAAAACGAAAACAAGTTTCAGATCGAAATCGCACTAGCTGGTGTAAGCAAAGAAGATTTAGATATTACAACTGAAAACGGTCAGCTTGTAATTGAACATAATCCAGTTGAAGTTGAAAACGATGCAACTGAATGGCTACACCGCGGTATTGCACAACGTAAGTTCCGCAGAATCTGGACACTATCAGAAGATGTAGTAGTTAACGGTGCAACAATGGAAAACGGTATGCTTTATATTGAGCTAGAGCGTATTATTCCAGAAGAGAAGAAACCACGTCAGATTGACATTAAATAAAAACAACAACGTGTGGTAGGTATAACCCTACCACACAACTTACAAAAAGAGAGTAAAATGGCAGGATCAGCAGTTCAAGAGTCACCAGGTGTAGTAAAACTTGCCGCACCAAACAAATATAATATTGTTATGTTAAATGACGATGTTACTCCAATGGATTTCGTAATACAAATCTTGATGGTTATCTTCAAGCATGATCAGAATACAGCCAAAGATCTTATGTTGGATATTCATGAAAAAGGACGAGCAATTGTAGGATGCTACAGCTATGAAGTAGCAGAACAAAAATGTTCAGAAACAGTTACTGAAGCAGCTCGTGCAGGATATCCACTAGACGTAGTGATAGAAGAAACTGATTAAAAAATGAAAATAGCGATCACGCAACGTGTGATTGACTTCCGCAACGGACCATATGACAGCTTGGATCACGGATTCTATCCGATGTTTCAAGATCATCAGTTATTTCCAATACCAAATAACCTAGAACATTTTGATACATCTATGATTTCACAAGCAGACTTGATTGTGTTTACAGGTGGTAACAGTATGTTTTCAGACAATTGGCAATATAACGCAGAACGTTTGCGAGTAGAAAAACACATATTAGATCATGCAAAACTTCAAGATAAAAGAATATTAGGTATCAGTAGGGGATGTCAATTCCTTACTGTAACTCTTGGCGGCTCGTTGTTAAAAAGTGATAGACACGACAAAGATCATAATGTATATTATGATGGATCAAAGGTCAATGTAAGAAGCAGACACGAGGAAGTACTAAACACAATACCTCCAGGTGCAGATATACTGGCAACTGACGAAGATGGTTACTGTGAAAGTTGGAAGCTGCACAATATGGTAACGGTATTGTGGCATCCTGAAAGAATGAAAAACTTTTGGATGCCAAAAGAAGCATGGGATTTATTTAGATGAAAGCAAAAGTAGTAGGATTTACATGTAGTGCATTTGACTTGCTGCATGCAGGACACATACAGATGTTACGAGAAGCTCGTGAAAATTGTGATTATCTAATTTGTGGACTACAAATGGATCCTAGCCAAGATAGGGTAGATAAAAATGCTCCAATACAAAGTATTGTAGAGCGTTATACACAGCTCAAAGCAGTCAAATATGTGGATGAAATCGTTCCATATAATAGTGAAAAAGATCTAGAAGATATCTTGACAATGTATCACATTGATGTTAGAATACTAGGTGAAGAATACAGAAACAAGGATTTCACTGGTAAAGATATCTGTAGGCAGCGCAGTATTAATTTATATTTTAACAAACGTGACCATCGATTTAGTTCAACTGATCTAAGATCACGAGTAGCGGAGCGCCAACTGAATGCAAAAACGAATTAAAGATCTGGAAGATAAATGACTACACATGCAATGATTGACATTGAAACACTGGGTGCTCGTCCTGACACCGTGGTATTGACTATAGGCGGTGTTAAGTTTGATCCCAATTGGACTGACGGTTCATTTGATGAATTTTACTATCGCCTAGAAGTGGATGATCAATTAGAGCATGGACGCAGTACTGACCAGAGTACACTTGATTGGTGGGCAAACCAAGATCCGGCTGTAATGGAAGAAGCACTGGGTGATGGAAATCGTACACCAATTGATGATGTATTAAACCAACTCAGACGTTGGTGTGTTGGAGTAGACGCAATTTGGTGTCAGGGCAGTACATTTGATGTTCCTATACTAGAAAACCTACACAGACAATATGAACATCATGTGCCGTGGGCATTCTGGCAAATTAGAGATAGCCGTACACTGTTTCAAATTATGCCAGAAGATCCAAAAAAGAAAATTAAATTTAATGCACACCATGCATTGGATGATTGCAAAGTACAAGCGAGTTGTGTGCAATCAAGTTTAAAACAATTAGGATTAAAAATATAATGCGTATTGAAAATGAAATTCTACTAGACTATTCAGATGTTCTTATTCGTCCCAAGCGTAGTAAATTGGGTTCACGAAAGCAAGTGGACCTAGAACGTGGTTTCGACTTTCCAAATTATACACCACAAGATATGAGTATGGAAGCTATTCGCCCAGAGACAAAACACTGGCGTGGTATTCCAATTATGGCAGCAAACATGGATGGCGTTGGTACGTTCGAAATGGCAAGTAAACTTGCTGAACAGAAAATCTTTACGTGTCTAGTAAAAACATATGAAGTCGTGGAACTCGTTAATTTCTTTGACGATCCTGAAAACACAGAACGCAACAACTATGTTGCTTACTCAATGGGGATTACAGATGCGGATCATGAGAAGTTTCGTACAGTTTACGAGCAAGCACCTGATATCAAGTTTGTATGTATTGACGTTGCTAACGGCTACAGTGAGCGTTTTGTTGATTTCGTTGCTAAGTTTCGCAGTCTATATACTAATGTCGTAATCATTGCGGGCAATGTAGTTACTGCGGACCAAACACAGGAGTTAATCTTAAATGGAGCAGATATTGTCAAAGTCGGTATTGGGCCTGGTAGTGTGTGTACTACTCGTATTCAAACTGGAGTGGGGTATCCTCAGCTTTCTGCCGTCATTGAGTGTGCTGATGCTGCTCATGGTCTCGGTGGTCATATTATTGCCGACGGTGGTTGTACTTGCCCCGGTGACGTTGCTAAAGCGTTTGCTGCGGGGGCAGACTTTGTTATGTTGGGAGGAATGTTAGCCGGACACGATGAAGGTGGTGGTGAAGTGATTACCAAACGCTATAAGACAGATGAACTTGTGCCTAATCCTATTAGTCAGACTAAATGGCAGCGCAAAATCGAAGAAAAACAGTTTGTACAGTTCTACGGTATGAGTAGTGACGCAGCAAACACAAAACATTTTGGTGGTCTAAAAGATTATCGTAGTAGTGAAGGACGTGAGGTACTTGTTCCTTATCGTGGCGCGGTTGCTAATACTGTACAAAATATTCTTGGCGGTATTCGCTCAACATGTACATATGCTGGTGCAAAACGCTTGAAACATCTTCCAAAATGCGCTACATTTGTACGTGTAAACAATCAATATAATCGGACTTATGAGTCCACAACAACAAAAATGTAAAGGAAATAATATGGAACTAAAAACATGTGGATGTGGTCGTTCACCAACAGGTCGCTGTATGGGTTGGCACGGTCTTGAAGAAGCAGAATATCTAACCAAGTTAGATGAATTTGTAAAAGCAGTATATGAATTTCAGGGAAAGAAAATTGATGAATCAACTAAAGACGATCCTAATAGATCGAATGAAGGAGACTAAACTTTTCTGGAAGTTATACTTCTGGTGGGGTATTCGTCAAGCACGTAAGCGTAGACTTGCGTGGGAAGCACATCAGAAAACAATGCCACAACTTGATACAGAACAGTATTGGAAAATAGTCCACAAAAAGAAAGCGATAATGAAAGAATGATACGTTGGTATGATTATCCAATAGCATTTTTAGCAGCCGACTTTATGTGGGCTAACTTACAGACTGCATTATTTGGCGGACTGTTTTGGGCACCGATCGGTGCCCTTGGTGCATATTTTATATGGAAACTATGGGAAGATACTTATATTCCCTGGAGAGTTGGACAAGAATTTGATACTAACTAAACGGCAAACCTGGTGTGTGTTGACATTTTGTTTTATTTCTGCTATGATATCTTATATGCTTATCATATACTCACAACGGTTGCCAGAGCCAGAAATAGACAAGTTCACACCTCCGATGCCGATAGTAGTAACACCATTGGATAGCCCTAATCCGTGTTGGAGTCCAGATTTTTGGAGCAAGGTAGAATGAAAGTTAACATTGAAAAGTATACAGATGATAGCGAAGATCAAGTTGTAGAAGTACAAATTGATTCTTGGGACACTTGGAGTATGGATCATACTCTTACGTATATTATTGTACCAATGCTCAAACAACTTAAAGAAACAAAGCATGGTGCGCCCAACGTAGACTCAAGTGATGTTCCAGTGCATCTTAGATGTAATGATGTATCGTCAAAAGCATATTGGACTGACGGGACTACAGATGAAAACTTTTTCAAGCGATGGGACTGGGTTTTGGACGAAATGATTTGGGCGTTCACCTATAAGCGTGATAACTTTGATACGATTATGGACAAAGATCCCAAAGCAGCACAAGAGCGTATGACGAATGGGTTTAGATTGTTTGGAAAGTACTATGAAAGTTTATGGGATTAAAAAATGATTGAAGAAAGCACAAAACAGTGGGTTAAAAAGCACTTGCCTGATAGCGAGCTGCATATTGAATTTACCAAAAAAGATGGCACAGTGCGTAAGATGAGATGCACGTTAGATGAACAATATGTGCCAAAAGCAACAAAAGAAGAACCATTGTCTCAAAAGAAAGTTCGCGCAGTGAATGAAGAAGTTCAGGTTGTCTGGGACCTTGATAAAGAAGCATGGCGTAGTTTTCGTTGGGATAGTGTAGTAGATGCGTTCCGTTTCCCACACGGAAATGGCGACTATGAGGCGTATGACTGATGCGCATTATTGCCGGTCCTTGTCAGCATGAATCTTTGGCGCAAAGTTTAGACATTGCTACAGAGTGTAAACGTGTGTGTGACAAGTATGGCATTGACTATTACTTCAAAGCAAGTTTTGACAAAGCAAATCGTACACATGTAGATGGTAAAAGAGGAGTTGGACTAGAACAAACTCTTACTGATTTTTTGGCACTAAAGGTTGAACTAGGTGTAAAAACTCTAACAGATGTGCATGACTATGTACAGGTAAATCGTATAGAACGAGAGTTTAAGGATGCAGTAGATGTTTATCAAATACCTGCATTCCTGTGTCGACAAACTGACCTAATACAAACAGCATGTAAGACAGATAAAATTATAAATATTAAAAAGGGACAATTTCTGGCACCTTGGGATGTAGCAGGAATTTTAAGCAAAACAGAAGGTGCTCGGGAAGTCTGGATTACAGAGAGAGGCACGAGTTTTGGATATAACACCCTTGTTGTTGATTACACTGGTATTGACTACATGCTCAATAATTTTAGCAATCCTATTGTGTTGGATTGTACACACGCTGCCCAAAAACCCGGAGGACAAGGGACTAGCAGTGGGGGGAATCGTGATCTTGTGCCTGGCATTGCCCGTTGCGGCTCTGCTCTGGGCGTCACAAATTTCTTCATTGAAACGCACAGAATGCCTGATAACGCACCATCCGATGGTCCAAATATGCTTCAAATAGACGACTTTGAACGAGTTGTAAGAGACATTATCAAATATTCTTATCGTCCGGAGGAAAAATAATGACACTTATACTTCCTAGTGGAATAATAATTAACTGGAACAATATGGCATGACAAAGACTGCAATCTTTATACCTGCACGTTACCACAGCTCTAGATTTCCTGGCAAGCCACTAACGATGCTGGGCGATAAAACTATGATTGCACGTGTGGTAGAAGGTTGTTTAAAAACTGGTCGTGATGTTTTTGTTTTAACCGATAACAAGACTATTGCTATGGCTGCGAAATCAGCCGGTGCTGAAATATATATTGATAGTGGAGATTATCAGAACGGAACTGAACGTTGTGCTGGTGCAGTTGCAAGTCGTAAGTTTACTGACTATGATCAGTTTATCAATGTGCAAGGCGATATGCCAGATGTTACAGTTGAAATGATTGAAAAAGCAGAATGGATGCTCAAGCATTATACAACCTCAACTGTAGCAACACAAATGCTGGACGAAAGACTTAATGATCCCAACAGTGTAAAACTTGTACGAGCTGGCGATAAAGTACTGTGGTGTGGCAGAGGAATGGCAGGCTATGGTGACTGGCATTTGGGAGTATATGGTTATAGACGTAATGCATTACAGAGTTATCCACACTTAATGATTACAAGAGAAGAAAGACAAGAGTCACTGGAACAACTGCGTTGGTTGAAAAATGGTTGGGATATGGGAGTTCTACCTGTAGATTATAATGGCATTGAAATCAACACACCAGAAGATGCGGAGAGATGGAATGAAAGCAGGTAAGGTATGGGGAGTAACTGAGTTACTGGAAGCCAACGGTGTATTGGAGTTTCATCGTATTGAAATGAATGCAGGCGGGGTATGTAGTAAACACTTGCATGAATATAAATGGAACGGCTTCTTTGTTGAAAGCGGAAAGATGTTGATTCGTGTTTGGCAAAATGATTATGATTTGGTAGACGAAACTGTACTGGAAGCTGGACAATATACCAAAGTAAAACCCGGAGTATACCATCAATTTGAGTGTATCGAGGACGGCGTAGCATTTGAACTGTATTGGGCAGAGTTTAATCACAACGATATCAAGCGAGAAACAGTGGGTTATTTATCAGATTAGTTTATCGGTGCCAGATCTTGAGTAAATAATAGTATAGAACATTAAGTTTTATACTTTTTCTTTGCAAAGGAGACGAATATGGCTCAAAAACCTTTCTTTATGGACGCAGGTATTAGAGTTGGCGACTGGGTAATTTATCAAGACTCAGCCGGTGATCTACAGGTAGCACCTGCTAATGTGGTTAACCTACCACAAATGCCTTTCACAGTAGACAAGGGATTTAAAATGGGACAGTTTGCTTGGTATCAAGTAGACGATGATTTAAAAATGTCAGAAGATGACAGTGGACTTTCACAAAGACCATTTATTGTTGACGGTGGTGTACGTGTTGGTAACTGGATTATCTACGTAAACACAGACGCAGTTATTGAAGTTGCACTAGCAAGCTCAGTATCTGTTCTGTCAGGCGTAGAATCAAGCACACAATCTGCAGGCGCAGGCGGTTCAGGCGCAGGCGGTGCAAGCACAATCTCAGGTGGCGAAGGATTTGCTACTGGTTATGCATCAACAGAATGGCAAACAGCAGCAGACAGTGCAACTGGTAATCCACGTATTATCATTAATGTACACTATCCAACACTTGATAGTGATTGGAAAACAGCACTTGACAATTGGGCAGTTGGTAATACACTGGTAATTAAAACACCTGCACAGTTTGACGGGACTACATTAACAACAACAGGCGGTATTAGCAGCACAGTATCTGGAGATTATAAGCAGTATTACTTTGATGTAGACGTAGCTCACTCAAACAGTGTGTATGTATACCAAGTGGAACACACACCACAAACTACTCCAGCATATACATATGCAGTAACGTTTACAAACTCATCAGGACAAGAAGTTACATCAGTAACAGAAGGTGGTTCATATACTATCACTGTAACATCAAATGCACCAGATGGCACATACGTATGGGTATCAATGCCAGAAGAACTTGAATCAGGTTACAGTGACCCAGTAACTATTGACTGGTTAATGGATGGCACACAATCTATCGCAAGAAGACCTCAACTTTCAGGCGGTCAAGCAACAATTGCAGTAACAATTAATGCAGACGAAACAACTGAAACAGGTTATGAGAAATTCAGAGTTTTTGTTTCAGATACAGAAAATTATGCAGACATTGCTGATCATCTAAAAGCATTTACTCCTTGGATTACAATCAGTGATACTTCACAAGATCCAGCACCAACTTCTCTGTCAGATTATAACTGGACAATGACAACATCTGCTGACATTACTGGCTATACAGCGGGTAATGGTATCTATATCCCAGTAGACGATTCAAGCAATCATGGACAAATGTACGAAGGTCAAACATACACTTGGGAAGTTCAAACTGATGCACCAGATGGTACAGAAGTATGGTCATATCCTGGAACTACATATGTAGGTACTTATGATTGGGGTGGAGACCCATCTCGTAACGATATAGTGTATCCTGGTGACTTTGGTAAGCACACTGTATCTAACGGTATGATCAGTGGTACGATTACAGTAAATGCTGATAGCTATGCAGAAAACGGCGAAATGGTTAAAATTTATATCAAAGACATGGAAGGCTGGAGTGGTTACACTAACCTAGCAAACTCTCAATGGTTCCATTATAATGATGAACAGCCACCTGCAAGTTGGGACTATGCTGTAACTATTGTTGGTAGTGTTCCAGTAGCAACAATGGAAGCAAACACTAGCTTCTCAGGTTCATTCCAGCAATGGTATGGTGGTTATGACGTGTGGAACGGTTCAATTAATGGAAGCACGTTTATGAATTCAGGTAATAATGTTTGGGTAGATTTCCATGAATCTGTGCAAAACGCAACAGAGTCATGGAATGGTAATTCATCATACCCTAATGCCCCTTACGACAATATCAGTATCCGTGTTACAGTAAGTATTAATGCACAAGGATATCCTGTATTCTACTTTGAATCTCAAAATGCTGACCAACATATTGGCTGGCGTGAGTTCAATCTAGATAACCCAGATAATACACTAGCAACAATTGGTTTCCTTGATGTATTCACAGATGCGAACGGTGACATCCAAAACATTCAAGTACAGCCAAAGGCAAACAACTACACAATTATTGACTAATTTAGTTGGGTGCGTTAAAACAACGCAGTTTAAAAAGTTACAAATATTCAGCAGTGGGCAATATAAAATTGCCCGCTGCATTTTTGTCTTGCAAGATATGCATTAGACGCATATCGTAATTGCAAGAATACGTAAGCAATACTGCTATTTCTCGACTAAATACAATTGACAACAATGCTGCAATGCAGTATATTGTAGATACTACAGAGCGACCTCAGCTCAGAAAAAATGAGTGGCACTTGGAAAGACAAGCGGATATCCCATCCGATAAAAGGTGTGACGCTGGAAGAGACCAGGGTATTGCTTTCCTCAAGCATCCGAACAACATGGAGAAAAAGATGACACAGACATTTTTTAAAGGTCTGACGGATTTTCTATGCGGACAACGATCGAGTGCTGCATATAGAAAAGACCTGATGACATGGGCAAAAACAGAATACCCAAAAGATTGGGAATTCGCCTACAACTATATGCTTCGTCACAATGGCAAAGCACCAGAATACAGAGGTATGACACTATGATTAATATTTTAAAAGCAGCACTTATTAACTGGAGAAACGAAAGACAACATCGTTTAGCAGTTAAAGAAACAATTAATGAACTACGTAAGTTATCAGATCACGAATTGTGGGACATTGGTTTATCACGTGGTGATATTTGGGCAGTAGCAAATGATTCACATAAAAAGCCAGCTAAAGTAGAAGCAGAAGACGTTCAAGTAAACGCAAACATTCGAGGATGGGTATAATGACAACACTAGTAATGAACTACACAGTAAATCCAATTTGGAACGTATTACGTTCGATTGGCCGCGGTATAATTCACTCACAAATGGTATTGGGTTATAGTCGTGCGGCAGCAGAACTAGCTCGCCAGGGCTATTATGAGGAATCAAAAGAAGTAATGATGCGCCTGTCAGAACTTCAAGCAAACAAATAATAATGATTCAACCTCCCAAATAAAAAGAGCAGGAAACTGCTCTTTTTTTGTGATTTCCATTATCTGTGTAGATAAATAATAATATGAGCAGAGTAAATCTTATACGTAGTATTTTTGATCAGATTAAAGCAGCGTCTACACAACAAGAAAAACTTGCAATACTTAAAAAGTATAACAAGGAGAGCTTGTTTAAGCGTATAATTTTTCTTGCATACAATCCAATGATTCAATTTGACATGGATGATTTTGAAACCACTGCACACGGACGTGATGGCGGCATGGGTATCAGTAAGTTTATGCACATATTGGATGATATTATCAAAAACAATTTAACAAAACAAGAAGCAGTGTTTGCATGTAAAATTGCACTAACACACATTAGTGATAATGAATCTGAAATTTTTAAAGGCATTTTAAAAAAAGATCTAGGGTTAGGATTAGATATTGAAACAGTCAATCAAGCATATGATGATATGATTCCAGGATATCCACTTCAACAAGTTGGTACATTTGATCCAATGAGAAGTAAATTTACATTTCCAGCAGTAGCACAACAAATGTCACATGGCATGCGTGTGAATGTTGTTGTAAAGGGAAATATTTGCCAATTTAGAAACAAACAAGGTGAAATATTCCATGAGTTTGATAAATTTGGAGAGCAATTTAAAGTACTTGCACAGAACGGATCAATTGTGTTTGACGGACATGCAGTCAAGATTAACGAAAAAAATCAACCAGTAGACGCAACTGATGAAGAAATACTAGCGACTGATCTAGATTATGTTAGATTTATTTTGTGGGATAGTATTCGATTCGATGGATTCGTAGAAGGCAAAGACACACGTATCGGCTATAACTGGAGATTTAACGGGCTAGAGCATATGATGTTCTTGGCAGCTGATAAAAATACTGATCCAGTATATGGACTTCCAGCACAAACAATTGTTAATAATGTGTCAGAAGCCGTACAAATTAGTAAAAAATATCCTATTATATTGAAAGATTTCAGTGGTACCTGGAGAACAGGTGAAACAAGTCACGAAGTGTTACTTAAAAAATCATAACTTTCTTTACCAAACTTCTTACCGTTAATATTACAGTTAGCACAAGCACCTCCTCGTTCTCCCTGACTTAAGAATTGTCTAATTTTAGTCAATTGTGGACCGTTCCACGATTCAGCAAAGCCCTCTTTGAGTATATTACCCATTGGGCCAGCTTTTCGGTGCCAATCATTACAGCATAACCTAACTTCACCATCCCAATCAATAAATGCTTTGTAGAATGGCAAATAACATTGTCCTTGAATACCAGATCCTCCCATCACACCACTGCGATTATTAAACCCATATTGTTCAATCAGCTCTTGAGCATTGCCAGTGTCATGGTGATATCTCAATCTCCACACATCACTGGGTAATTGTGTTTCCATGATCTGTTTTCTGGTGTTATATTGTGATTCACCGTCATAGCAGTCGACTGTGAGCATACTTAGCCCATGCTTAAACATGTTGATAGTGTAATCTAGGTGTGTATCTATAAGTCTGTCACCATTTGTGGTGACTTCGACATATAGGTTATCATAGTCACTGAGTATTTCAACTATTTCCGCAAGTTGGGGATGTGTGTGCGGCTCACCAAAGCCAGTAATATGTATATCTCCATACCAGTTTGCGTCTCGCAATTGATTTGTTAGTTTTTCCACAGTTTCCAGTGACATAAACAGTTTTTGGTTTGGGTAAATTTCTGGATCATAACGAGGACAAAAACTGCATGTGCGATTACACAACTCAGTTATATTAAGTTCAACAGTGGCTAACCCAGGAAATACTGAGTTATAGATATCTGATTGTGAATGTCGTTTTTGACGACTATCCACGTGTCCTTGTACGTTAAATGATGTCATATTATTCCTGTTCTATACAGCTTGCATCATAGTCTACTATACCTTGCGGTAAAATGCTATCTTTATTTTCGTCCAGGTATTTTTGTAAAAATTCAAGTCGTTGTTCGCATACTTCTTTTGTTGGATGTTCTCTAGGATACCATCCGTCAAGTATCATTGCTTCTCCACCACTATTGATAAAGAAAATAATTAGTAACCATTTTGTCATTTTAATTTTTTTATATACCTTATTCCCATGTGGTCATAGAGCCCACTAAAAAGTTCTCGTTTCTGTAATGCTCGCCATCTGCCTCTTATTTTATCACCAATACGTTCAAATATATTTGTGCCTAAATGCACTTTGCCCGTATAAGACATATAATAAAGGTCTCCCACATGGGAATAATAACCAAAAGGTGGTATTGTACAAACAATATCGTTTGTATTCTGGAATCTAAACACTGGTACATTTTCAAATTGTTTAGCCCATGTTCTGCAACCAACTCTTGGAGAACCATAGTTGTATAGTTGTATATCAGCACCCATTTGATGTACACGTGACGTAAAGATTGTTGCCATTGCTGCGCCTAAACTGTGCCCAGTTACAATTAGTGGTGTTGCTCTCACATCTACCAGCCATTCCATTATTAGAGGATAGATTTTGTCAAGTTCTTGCTTGAATCCGCTGTGAACATGTCCAACTGTATCGCTATCACGCGGCCATGCTTTGATATCTGCAATAATATCATTCCACTCATTGGGCTGTGTACCACGAAATACTAGCACCGTGAAGTCAGGCATTTTGATGCCGTAGGCTTGTGCGCCGTCAACATTAAAATATTCTAATTCTGTATGCATGATTACACGTTTGAAAAGGAACCTTTTGAATCGTTCTTTTTCATAGTATGCTTCTTCACTAAGTTCAGCACACATTCTGGCTATTTGCCAGTCAATTGGTATCTTTTTTTCTTTCGACAATTACTTTCTCCAGTCTGTGCATTGGGATTCGTTTGTTGTCAATAAAACGCCATACTTTGCCACGTCCGTTATCAATCTCAAAAACCGTTTCACGATATCCAATACTGATAATAGTAGCTTTTTCTCCATCAAGGAATACTACATCTCCAGGTTCAAATCCGGCTTTCATTTTCCATCTGATGCTTGCTACTAAATCACTCACTAGTTCTTTGAACCACAAAACTACGATACCAGTAATGGCTAAGCCGATAATTGGTTGCAAAAACATTGAAAATTTAAGTGCTTCTTGTTCTATTCCCATACTCTTATTTAGTGCCTTTCAAGTAATCAACAGCATCATTAGAGCTTTTTGTTACTTGTTTTCCTGTGACTTCATCTATTTTTACAGAACACTCTCTTTTACAAATAACTGGCGGACTATCACTTTCCCATCCAGGAAAAAAAGCATACTCTTGAAATAATGGATGACTTAGTATTGTATCGAGATCATAAACTTCTAGATTGTTAAAATCTTCATCTTGCTCGAAATATTGCATTAGTTTTTCGTCACTACTAAATCTTGCCCATTCTGGAGTCTTTTTTAGTGTGTCTTGAAATAGTGAAGCAAATCTTTTGTCCCAACCGTTCGCAAAAAAGCAACAAGGCCATACTCGTTGTTCAGCGGTAATGTCATACATGCGGTCTTCATGATTATGCACATTACAAAAAATATTACAAGGCATCGTGTTTCTCCAATAACTCTACAGCTTTTCTTTTGTTGTCTTGAGTAATCAGACCAAATTCTCTAGTGTTGAATTTAAATTTAATTCTACAATCAAGATCTCTAGCCATACTTACAGCATCTGGTATTTGGTGCCAATTCCAATCAAATATAATAAAATGCCAAGCACCACTGCCATTCCATCGAAACCATGTACGCATATTTGCCATAGCACGATCAAAATCAACCCCTTCGCGATATTTCCAATTAACATCAGCTGTGGTGCCGTCTATTCCAAAATCCATATAAATAGAAGAGCGTGGAAAGTTTGCTGCGAGTTCTCTATAAAAGCGTTGATTCCTAAGTCCACCATTTGTATTGATTTGGATTTCAATATTTTTATTATACGTAATAGTTTGATATATAAAATCTTCAATATCAGGATGCATCATAGGATCACCAAACTCACCACAAAACTTAACTGCACTTATGTTTCTTTTTGATGACTTCAAAATAGATGTATAAGTAGTAATAGGCAGGTGTTGGAGTTTTAACCACTCCTCTTTTTCGCCTGTTTCATCATTTGTACGGGCGCAACTGCGACATTTTGCTTGGCAATACGTAGTAAGTGCAAATTCTAAAATAGTTTTATTTTCCATGCTAATATTTATCTTGACTTATGATTATATAAGTATATAATATATTTTTAACCCTCAAGGAGATTCCAAATGAGTAAAATTGGTACTACAGTACCACAGGTGACTTTCCGTGTTCGAGTACGTGACGAAAGCATCGGTGGAGACAATCCATTCCGTTGGCAGGACTATACAACGGACGACTTTTTCAAAGGTAAGCGTGTAGTGGTATTTTCACTACCAGGTGCATTTACCCCAACATGTAGCACATACCAGCTACCAGGTTTTGAAAACAATGCACAAGCGTTTTATGACAAAGGTGTTGACGACATTTATTGTGTAAGTGTAAATGATAGTTTTGTTATGAACAAATGGGCTCAGCAAGTAGTAGATGGTGGCTTGCAAAATGTGAAAGTAATTCCAGACGGCAATGCTGAGTTTACTGAAGGCCTAGATATGCTATCATGCTTTACAGCACGTGGCTTTGGTTGCCGTAGCTGGCGATATGCAATGGTTGTGGATAACGGAGAAATTACACATTTCTTTGAAGAGCCAGGCCGCCAAGGATGTGAGATTGACAGTGACCCAGAGCGTGACACTGATCCATATACAGTAACATCACCGGAGCATGTCCTAGAGGCACTATGATAAACTTTATTCGCGAACACGAATTATCGCTATTAGGGGACGACCCAGTTCGTCCCCATCTTACATCAGAATTTCGCACAACTGAAAATCGCAGTGTACTGGTGTTACAGCGAGACAACAAACCAGCTGCAATAGTGTGTGTTGCCTTTACTAATGAAGTATCAACCACTGAACAAGAGTTGACTTTATTGGAAGGTAAACCTACAGTAGCAATGTTTTATACTATCTGGAGTTATGCGCCTCGAGCAGGTCGTGACTTACTGAATGGTGCAGTTGAGTTTATTATGCTGAATATGCCCAGTGTAAAACGGTTTGTTACTCTAAGCCCCAAAACTGAAATGGCACGTAAGTTCCATTTTGGTAATGGAGCAATTGAATTACAAGAAAACAAGGATACCATTAACTATGAGTATACCCTGCCCACATTGATCTGTACAGCAGGTCCTGGTATGGGGAAAAATGTTCTTGGCTTTTTTGTAAATCCCGATGCACATGATAGTTTTGAAAAGAACGGCGAATACTTTTATGAGAACAAGTATTGGGACAATTATAAAAAATGTTACGCAGAGCATCCGCATTATTTGTTGCGTTTGCATTATCGTAACAAACCAACCCTAAAATCTAGTTTGTATAAACTACAACTCAAAAGACTACAAAAGCATCGTATACTTGTTATGTACGATGATCAATATACCAATTGGGGTGGTTTCCTGATGAATTACAAGCACTATGTCAATCAAGAACACTATGACAAATGGAACATTCCAGGTCCTAGTCAGCAAAAGATTGAACAACAGTACAATCGTATTGACAAAGATAATCCTCGGGCACGTAAGCATTTAGACTTTATGCTACGGCCGTTTGTTAAACACGATATTGAACATATCAGTGTAAGTTATCACAAGTTGTTTGTTGATGTAGATGTTGCAGAATGGGAGCGTTTCAAAGAATTCACCAACAGCGAACTAGAGCTGTCAGAACTAATGAAACGAGCGCACGATTATCATGAAAAAAATATTCAGATCACTGAACAAAAATTTCCAAAAATTAGAGAAAAGCTACAAAAGTTGTTGACATAATCTTATAGTTTGCTATTATGGTTATAAGATAAGGAGACAGCAAATGATTACAAGTAGACAAGTTATCAAAATTCTCAAAGACGAGTTAAAAAAAGATCTAGATGATTCTGCACGTGATGCATTGCGCCGGGTAAAAGATAAGATCGAATTTTTGGAAGAGATTGAATATTTAGAAATGTACAAGCAACCAAAAACAGAAAAAACATCAGAGGCTCGGAAGAAAGCTGAAGAAATTTTTAAATGACAGATAAAAGTATTGCCGAACTTATTTTTACAATTGAAGTGTTGACACAAGAGATAGAATATGCTAAAACTTGTTTGCAACCACACGACACTGGACACATTCATACAGCAATTGGTTGGATGACAGAGCGTGTAATGCAGTTGGAAAATGAAGTAAGGACAATAGAATATTCTGCCCTTAGCTCAGCTGGATAGAGCAGCTGACTTCTAATCAGCAGGTCGAGGGTTCGAATCCTTCAGGGCAGGCCAATAACTGGACGGTTGGGTGAGCGGCTGAAACCACCTCCCTGCTAAGGAGGCATACCTTAACGGGTATCGTGGGTTCGAATCCCACACCGTCCGCCATAAGGAAAACAAAATGAAGTTTGAAGATATTAAATTTACAGATGCTCCTCAACTTGGTAACAATGCTATTCAGGCATTTATCAAATTTAAAGATACTGACTATAAGATGAGTGTGGTAAGGCATGCTGGGTCTTATGGATTTGAGCTTCATAGATATGAACTAGGAGTGTTCAATGGACCAAACATGGTTTCATTTCCTCCTATCACACTGGAAGATGATCAGGTTAGAGGCTATTTAAAGCCTCATCAGATCTCTAATTATATTGCTAAAATGGGAACAATGCTGGAGGCGGAACCCTATCAAGACTAAGTTTAAGCGGACGTGGTGAAATCGGTAAACACAACGGACTTAAAATCCGTCGCTTATGGCTTGAGGGTTCAAGTCCCTCCGTCCGCACCAAATTGCTCCTGTAGCTTAACGGTTAAAGCCCCCCGCTCATAACGGGTTGACTGTAGGTTCGAATCCTACCGGGAGCACCATAAATATAAAGGTACTGTATGTTTACTATTGAAACAGAATTTGATCATACCAAAGTAACGGTAATGGATGAGCATACTGGAAAAGAAGACCTGATTATTAGGTTTGCTGATGAAGGGATATATCTATCACAGTGGAGTGAAAATTTAAATCAACATCAAACGATTTGGATTACAGAACAAATGTTTCAGGAATTTATGTATTCTCTAGATAGCAAGGACGGTACTTTTATAACCAGATAGGGGAAACAATATGAGCCATAGCGTAGAAGATTTTTATAAAAAGGTTGCACTAATGCATGAAAAGTCGATTGAACTACATCGAGAACGATATAAAGTTCAGGGCTCATATGATAAGATCGCTTGTCAAGTGTTATTGGATGATATTAGAGCGTTAGCTCTAGAGGTACAGCGTGGACTGGTTGATCTAGATATTGACTTTGGAAAGACAAAGTAAGTTCACGATGGGTTGAGGGCCTTGTAGAGGCAGACATTAACAGCGTTCGGTGGGTGCTGGTTGATGATAAATAATATATGTAGTTAAAGGAGAAGTATAATGATTGATACTATCAAAAATTTTATCAAACTACGTTTAGAAGAAAGAACAACACTTGATGGTGCTGTTCTTGTTCTTGCAGGTGTAAGCTACCTTATTTTTAAACCAATTGCAGTAATCATGGCTTATGTAGCAATTGCATACGGAGTATACACCTTAGTTAAAAAGGAAAAATAAAATGGACTACAAAGTTCAAAACGGTTTGTTGTATTACACAAACACAGCTGGCGATTGGCAGCAAGTAGAATTCTTTCCAACACCAAATCAAGGCAACAAGATCGAGCCTAAATTCTTAGTTATTCACTTTACTGCTGGCAGAAGTGATGCACGTCAAACAGCAATGTATTTTCAAAAACCAGAAGCAAAAAGCAGTGCGCATTTGAATTTGGACAAAGACGGCACATTTACACAAAACGTTGAGTTAGATCGCAAAGCATGGCATGCTGGCAAAAGCACATGGGCTGGTATGACAAATTTAAACAAGCACAGCATTGGGATTGAGGTGTGTAATCCTGGTCCGCTTACTATTACTCGAGGCGGCTACAAAGCATGGTGGGGACAAACAATTGACTCACCTGACATCATCGAAGCACCACATCCAAATGATCCCAATGGACCAGTTTATGGCTGGATCCCCTTCACTGAACAACAAGTTAACGCACTTATTTCAGTCGGACAGCAACTAATGGCTGAATACAATCTTTGGGAATGTATTGGACATGACATGATTGCTCCAGGACGTAAAACTGATCCAGGTCCATGTATGAACAATCGTGTGTATGATGCTATTAACGATACAAGAAGCGATCATGGAATTGATTGGGAATGGAAAGTACACCGTGTTAGTGAATATCTAAATGGACGCAGTGGTCCTGGCACCAATTATGATGTAGTTTGCCGGTTGCCATTGGACAGCAAAGTTGAAGTAATTCAAAGACAAGGCACATGGTGGTTTGTAGAAAACGAAACTGGACAGCAAATCTGGGTACACAGCGGATATCTGTTCAAGAGAAGCACTGCTGATGGCTAGTGACCTAAAGCGTTACAATATGCACAGTGATACCTGGTGCCCCATTCCATTTGTGGGCATCAGTTTACATCCTACTGGAACTCTTACTCGTTGTATGATGAGTGAAATGGATATGACAGAACGTAATATCCAGAGTTATGATTGGGATAATGAAAACTTTCAAAAATTACGTGCTGACATGTTGGCAGGCAAATGGGATGAAGACGGTTGTGCCAACTGTCTTATGAAAGAAAATGCTGGAGTAAAGTCACAGCGACAAAATTGGCTGACTGAAATGAAACGTCATTTTCCAGCTGGCTCTTATGATAATCCTGGATTGATAGACAACACAGTTAGACACTTGTTTCTAAACTTCAACAATGTGTGTAATTTTAAATGTCGTATGTGTAGCCCACGTTATAGTAATAGTCTTATTCCTGAACACAAGCACATGATGAAAAACTCAGCTGGTCCTGATTTAAAATTTAAAGAAGAACAGATAAAAAACATCAACAATGTTATTGAGTTTTTGATGGAGAATAAACATCGCTTGAAAAACATCACTAGTATATGGGTTACTGGTGGTGAGCCTTTCATGGGCGATACACTGTATGATGTTCAGAAAATATTAAATGAATACGCTAAACCAGAACAAATTACCATGAGCATCACAACAAATGGCAGCAAGGTAGATCTAAATAAATTGCAGTCATTTGAAAACTTCAAAATGATCCGCTTGGATTTAAGTATGGACATGGTTGGTAAGATGTTTGAATATACACGCAGTGCAGGTGTATTCACATGGGAACAAATGGACAAGTTTGTGGACGATGCTGTTGAGTTTAGAGCTAAAAACTGGAAATGGTTTAGCCTGGGCATTAACAGCAGTTACCAGATTTTCAATGCTGCATACTTAAAAGACTTTTTTGAATATGCAAATACAAAACTTGGTCCTGGTCAGATCAATATGCGAGTACTTGTAGGACCACAGTGGTTCCAGGCAAGACATGCTCCTGATAGTGTGAAAAAAGTAGCCAACGAACGTGCGCAAGAGTTGTTGAAAGCAGAATGGTTAAACAGTAACGATCGTAATATTATCGGAGACTGTTTACGCATGCTTAATAATACACGTGAGGTAGAAAAGTTTAATCAGTTCAAGCAGCAAACAATTGCACAAGACACTTATAGAAAAGTAGACTTGCGTGATTATGATCCGCTGTTGGGTAACGAAGTATACAGTGTAATGGATCAGGAAAGCCTAACAGTGCATGACAATTACATATACACTGATTATGCATTTACTCAGCGCAACTTGTCTACAATACATGAACACATGGATCTACACTTCCAAAATAATATTCGCAAACGTGGTGTATCCAGGCCAACAGGCAAAAGATCAGATGTCAATGACACTAGACTATTCATTAAGCAGTCAGACAACACAGAAGTATCAAAAGTGTTTAAAACATTTAATACTGCATATGCCAAAGAGTATTTTTCAAATTTAACTGGTGTAGATTGCACAAAGTCAAAACTAAGAGTTGAACTGGCTTTTGATCGTCGTGGATTGTGGATTGATCCACATCGTAATATTCCTGAAAAAGCAGTGAGTATGGAGATCTTAATTACTACCAGAGACGATGTGCAGTGGGGATCATTTATCTATAACGAAAACAACGAAGTGATTAAACAATTACCTACGCTGCCAAATACTGGATGGTTAACCTGGAGAGGGTCCAACTTTGTACATGGTATAGAAAAAGACATAGTTGACGGATTACGCAAAGCCGTTATCATTAGCTATGTTGATGGAGATTGGCAAGACACACACCAACTTTATGATGACGGGATTACAACATGAATATACAAAAACACACAGAACCAGATACATGGTTTCACGTAATGAATGTGTTCAAGCCAAACGAGCTTGAAGTTATTAAATCGCACTTGCCTGAGCAAGGATTGGAAATCAACGGCAAACGTGAACATCTTACATCAAGCAGAAGTTTTGTTACTGAAAACAGTAGTCAAGACTTAGTGGATATTTTTGCACCCTGGCAGGATCGTGCTGATGAGCTCAGTGATTGGCTGGGCGTAGATTGCAGTAACGGCAGATTGCGTGTAGAACTTATTACTGATGCCGCAGGAATGTTTCTTGAACCGCATGTAGATATTAAAGAAAAGATTTTTACATTTCAGATTTATCTAGGAAGCGGAGAAGCAGATTGGGGAACAACACTTTACAAGGATTGGGATACCAAATTTTACACTGTGCCGTTTGTTGACAACACTGGATGGATGACACACTATCAAGCAGACGTAATACACGGTGTGCAAGAACATCGCATTGGTGGAACTCGCAATAGTTTGATTATCAACTACGTGCAGGGTGATTGGAGAGATACCGATCAATTGTTCTATGGCTAAAGATCCCTGGTTTGATGACATTGGATTTAATCCAGAAACTCACGCATTTATTTCAATCACAAATCGCTCTCCAAGTGGACGTTGGGAAAGCGATGATCTTTTAGTAGTAACCAAACTGGAAGCCGTTGCTCTTAAACTACAGTACGGTAAAGATTTTGATGATCTAACCGATCTTGTGGAATAACTGCACACAAAAACTCTTGGACTTATCTATAAATATTATTGATAAACTAGGAGGGGTTGTCCATGACATTTAAGGATGTTCCTCAAGACGGTTATGAGAGAGTTATACACGTCGAGGATAAAGAATCAGGTTTAGATGCTTATATAGCATTACACAGTACAAAGCTAGGACCAGCAATCGGTGGAATTAGATTGTACGCATACGAAAACGAACAACAACAAATTACAGATGCTCTAAGATTGAGCGAGGGCATGACATTCAAAAACGCCGCCGCCGGGCTTGATCACGGTGGAGCCAAAACGACGGTAAACCTAAACAAAATTAAAGACCGAACTGCCGCTTTCCAATATCTTGGTAAAGCGGTTAATCTTCTGGACGGCAAGTATATTTGTGCAGGCGATGTTGGTACAACAACTGAGGATTTATTCCGTGTAAATGACAGAACCAGTTATGTAGCTGGAATCACACTGGACAGTTCAAAACCAACAGCATTGGGAGTTTACACAAGTATTGATGCACTTCTGGAATTTAACGGCAAGAGAATTAGCGAGTGTAGCTTTACTATTGAGGGCATGGGCAAAGTTGGTAAAAAACTTGCTGATTGTCTAATGGCACGTGGTGGCGATGTAAGAGCTTATGATCCATATGACGCAGTATTCAAACAGTATGACAACAGTCAGTTTGATATTACACAAATAAGTGCTTCTGATGTACTAACTGATGACAGCGATATGTATGTGCCGTGTGCATTGGGCGCAACGCTCAATATGAGATCTCTAAACACAATGACACAAAAACTCGTAGTGGGCAGTGCAAACAACCAGTTTGCAACCAGAGCTGATATTGCAACGGCGCATCAACTGGGTATACAATATGTTCCAGACTTCATTGCCAATTGCGGTGGGGTTGTAGCAGTGGCATATGATTTCATGAAACAAAATCCAAATACATTTTTAACTGAAGTACTTAGAAATCGTATTACAGTTATGTTGGCTGATGCGAAAAGAGAAAATATCTCTGTACAACTGGTAGCAGAAAGAATTGCAAATCGCCGATTAAATGGTTGACAAATGATATAAAATAATATACCCTATAACGTATAAAGTACAAATATACGCTGGAGGGCATAAATGAGTATGCATTTGGTGGGTCCTTATATGACCACGACAAATTACAAGAAGCGCAAACAAAAAGGCATGACTAAA